ACAAAGCCCTAAAGGGTGGTTTGCCCTATGGTCGTCAGGTACTTATATGGGGTTCCAAATCCTCTGCAAAGTCCTCTCTATGCCTTCAGATGATAGGTATAGCACAGAAGGAAGGAAAGGTCTGTGCATGGATTGATGCAGAAATGTCATATGATTCAGAGTGGGCCAAGAAACTTGGGGTAGACTCAACAAAACTTATTTACTCACAAGCAAGAACCATTAATGAGATGGTAGACGTAGGCACAAACTTAATGAATGCTGGCGTTGATATAATTGTTATAGATAGTATTACATCTCTACTACCTGCTATTTATTTTGAAAAGGATACAGATGAACTCAAACAACTTGAAAACACTAAACAAATCGGCGCTGAGTCTAGAGACTTTAGTAATGCGTGGAAAATGCTTAACTATGCAAACAATAAAGTTAAGCCAACTTTGCTTGTTCTTATCTCTCAGTCTCGCAACAATATTAGTGCTATGTATACTAGCCAGCAGCCTTCTGGCGGTCAGGCTACTAAGTTTTATTCCTCAACTGTTATTAAACTTTTTTCTTCCGAATCTGACAATCAAGCGATTAAAGGCAAGATTCAGGTAGGAGATAAACTAATTGAAGAAAAAATTGGTCGCAAGGTTAAGTGGGAACTACAGTTCTCTAAAACATCTGCTGGTTTCCAAAGTGGTGAATACGATTTTTATTTTAGAGGCGACAACGTTGGCATTGATGGTATCGGTGATCTTGTTGACACTGCTGAACTTGCTGGGCTTGTAGAGCGCACAGGTGCTTGGTATAAACTTGAAGACGGAACAAAGGTTCAAGGCCGAGAAGGTTTTATCAATCGTGTCAGAGAAGATCTTGATTTACAAGAATCTCTTAGAAGTAAGTTGCTGAATGGCTAACGAAAAGTTTAAAGTATTTAGCGGTGAGTTTCACTGTCAAGTATGCAGGGAAGAAGTTAAGTCTCTTCGCCTTTGGTCTGATTCCGCAGACCTTACCTGGATGTGTACAAAAAAGCACATATCCAGGGTTCCACTAATTGTAACAAAGAAGGACTATGAGCGAAAGAAGTGAGTCAAAAAGACTTGGGGCTAAACAGCACAAGAATTCTGGGCGTGGCACACACAAAGGTGATGCAACCTGGAGAAATTTTACTGTTGATTTTAAAGAATATCCAAAGGGTATTACTATCAACAAAGATGTTTGGGCTAAGGCTGTCACTGACGCAATTAAAAATCACAATGACCCAGCAATTTTTATTGTTTTGGGCGAGGGGAATGCAAAGGTTCGCCTTGCAGTAATAGAAGTAGATTTACTAGAACAGTTAACAGAGGGGGAAGAAAATGGCTGAACAGGTAGAACCAGTAAAGACAACATTAGAGATGGTAAATGGTTTAACAGAAATTGCAGACTATATGCAAGACGAAGAACTAACTGCTGCTCTGACATTTATTGCTAAGGTTATCATTAAACCAGATATTCCTACTCAGGTAGCAAGTATTGAGATCGTAAGGCTGCAAGCCATCGCAGCAAAGATGGCTTTTAAGGCTACCTGGATGGCCAATGTGGACAAGAATGATCGTGCAAAGAAGAACATTTACTACACAGCAGCGGAATCTATTAATAACTTGGTCTCAGCACTCAAGTACATCATGCGCTAACCTGCTATACTTATATAAAACAAGGGGAATAAAAAATGACAAAAAGTTTACTAAAGCAGGTTATGTTAAAAGAAACAGAAAAAAGAAATGCAATCACAAAGCAAAATATTATTTTTAATGCTGAAGATATGATTGCAAAGATTACTTCTGGATATACTGTTAGCCGTGGTCCAAAGATGACTACAAAGAAAACATTTGCTCCATCAACAATTGCATATCAGCATGGGCAGTGCCCACGCTATTGGTACTTAGCATTTAATGGTAATGTGTTTGATGACTACACAGATGCGTATGGCGTTGCTAATATGAGTGCTGGAACCATGGGACACGAAAGAATCCAGGGAGCAATGCTTGCCTCTGGAGTTGCAGTTCCATATGTTAATGATAAGGGTGAAAAGACAACAGAGTTTAAGGTAATTGCAAATGATCCACCAATTTTTGGTTACGGAGACGTAATGTTTAATTGGGAAGGTGAAGAAATCGTTGGTGAAATTAAAACAATGATGAGCGAAGCATTTGAATACCGCAAGAAAACAAATAAGCCAAAGGGCGCACACCTTGTTCAATTGCTTATTTATATGAAGATTCTTGGAAAGTCAAAGGGTGCACTTGTTTATGAGAACAAAAACAACCATGACCTTATGATAATTCCAGTAGAAGTTAATGATGGTTATCGCCAATGGATTGACTATGCATTTAATTGGATGCGTGAAGTCCGTAAGGCTTGGGAAGATCAAACACTTCCAACCAAGAACTACCGTGGCAACTCAAAGATTTGTAAAACATGCCCAGTAAAAGCAGCATGTATTGAGGCAGGAGAAGGAACAATTAAAATTGCTTCTCTAGAGGAACTGAGTGAAACTTTGCAGTAGATGTGACATATATTTCACACCAAAAGTTTCTTACCAGATTTACTGTAGTGAATCTTGTAGAGACGACGCTACAAAAGAAAAGATAGCAGAACGTTATCAAGTAACTCGTAGACAAAAAAGAATAGGCAAGGTTAGAAAATGCTTGGGTGGTTGTGGAGTTGATCTTTCAATCTACAACGACTCAGGCTTTTGTTCTAATTGCAACATAAGCAAGAAGTCAGTTGATAAAATGTTAAAAGAATTAAAAGGATTTATTGATTATGAACAAGACTAAGTGGGGTGGGCCAGTGCAACCAAATAATATTTGTGCTATAGATGCTAGCACTAATAGTCTTGCATTTGCTTTTTATTCATTTAAAAATCTTGGAACTATTGGAAAGATTAATTTTACTGGTGTAGACATATATGAAAAAGTAGCAGATGCTTGTAAAAAGAGTAAGGGATTGTTTGCTCAGTTTAATATGGTTGATGCTATTGTAATTGAACATACTGTTTTTATGAACAGTCCTAAGACTGCTGCTGATCTTGCACTTGTTCAAGGTGCTTTGCTTGGTGCAGCAGGACTTTCTGGTATCAATACATTTGGAAAGGTTTCTCCAATTACATGGCAAAACTATATTGGTAACAAAAAAATTTCTAAGGATGAACAACTTTATATTCGTGCACAGCATCCTGGAAAGTCCGTTTCTTGGTATAAGACATATGAGCGTAACCTTCGCAAAGAAAGAACTATTAAGTTTATAAATACAATATACGATAAGACTATTACTGATAATGATGTGGCAGATGCTTGCGGTATTGGTCATTGGGCTATTAATAATTGGGGTAAAGCAATTGGAGTTGACAAATAACACCATGGCTGCTAAACTATATACTAGTGAGACTTGGCTTCGTAAGAGATTCCTTATGGATAAAAAGTCACCACAAGATATTGCAAAAGAGTGCGGAGCAAGCGTAGAGACTATCTATGTTTACCTTGCTAAATTTGGATTAAGGAAGTCAAAGAGATGAATAAGTTTTATAGGTTTGTAACATTTATTACAGTGGTTTGCACTGTTGGATTAACTTATGCAGTCTTTACTTTAAGAGGTATGCCAGAAGCATTTGATTGGGAGGAAGATGATGAGTGATAATTTAAACATTACGGTTGATCAAGTTAATCATCCAGTTCACTATACAACAGATCCTTCTGGAGTTGAGTGTATTCAGATTACTCGTCATCGTAACTTTAATGTTGGTAATGCCTTTAAGTATCTTTGGAGAGCAGGACTTAAGGATGAGTCTAAGACCATCCAAGATCTTGAAAAAGCAATCTTTTATATTAAGGATGAAATTAATAGACTAGAGGGAAAGTATGTCAACTGAAGAAGATCTAGTTAAACACCTTGATCAGGTAAACCAAGTTGTTGCTGAGTACCTAAAAGGAACTGACCCAACAAGAATTTCTAAAGAACTTGCAATTCCAAGAGTTCGTGTTGTAGAACTTATTAATGAGTGGAAGGTCATGGCTTCTGCTAATGATGCTATACGTGCTCGTGCTAAAGAAGCACTTGCTGCAATGGATGCACACTATAGCAAACTTATTACAAAATCTTACGAAGTTATTGATGAAGCCTCTATGACTAATAATCTTAGTGCAAAAACTCAAGCAATTAAACTTGTTGTTGATATTGAAAAGGCAAGAATTGACATGCTTCAAAAAGCAGGACTTCTTGAGAATAAAGAACTTGCAGAAGAGATGGTTGATATTGAAAGACGACAAGAAACTCTTGTTGCAATTCTTAGAGACATTGCATCTACTCACCCAGAAATTCGTGACTTAATCATGCACAGACTTTCTTCTGTTGCAAAAGATGGGGAAGTGATTACAGTTGTCCACGATGTTCAATGATTTTTTTGAAGCACTAAAAAATAACAACTTTGAAGAAATGCCTGTAGATGCAAAGACATTTGTTGAGGGTGAAGCATACCTAAACCAACCACCGCTATCTAATATTCAGTATGACATTGTTGAAGCAATGAGCCAAATCTACAGAGAAGAAGATCTTGTAGATATTTTGGGACCAGAAGAAGGTCATCGTTATTATAAGAAGTACACAAAGAATGAAGTAATCCTGCAACTTGGCAAGGGATCTGGAAAAGATTTCACATCAACCGTAGCCTGTGCATACATAGTCTATAAACTACTATGCCTAAAAGATCCTGCTAGATACTTTGGTAAGCCTGCAGGAGATGCTATTGATATTATTAACGTGGCTATTAACGCTCAACAGGCTAAGAACGTATTCTTTAAAGGCTTCAAGACTAAAATTGAAAAATCTGAATGGTTTGCAGGAAAGTATAACGCTAAGGCTGAAAGCATTGAGTTTGATAAGGCAATTACTGTTTACTCTGGTCACTCAGAAAGAGAATCACACGAAGGTTTGAACTTAATACTTGCAGTACTTGATGAAATTTCTGGATTTGCACAAGAAGTTGGAACAGGAAATGATCAAGGTAAGACTGCTGATAATATCTATAAGGCTTTCCGTGCATCTGTTGATTCTCGTTTCCCTGACTTAGGTAAAGTTGCATTGCTTTCCTTCCCACGTTTTCCTGGAGACTTTATCTCTCAAAAGTATGAAGACTCAATTATGGAAAAAGAAACAATTACTTATACTCACCGTTTTATTATGAATCCAGATTTTCCAGATGACCTTGAAGGAAACTATTTAGATATTGCCTGGGATGAAGAC